ACAACCAGGAACAGATGGTCAAGCTAACACTGGCGGCGGTGGAGGAGGCGGTGGTTTTACACCACACGTTTCAATTCCAGGCGGTAGCGGTGGATCAGGTATTGTCGTTATAAGATATAGATATCAGTAAAACTTGACTTTTGTTTTTTAAAAAAGTATTAAGATAAGCGAAATGCAATCGAAAGAATTAATATTAACCGAACAAAAAGTAATAGTTGGAGATATTAGAAATCAATACTCAAATATTGATTCAGATAAAATAAGTGAAAGTCTTAGAAAAGATTTAGAAAAAACAACTTTTGGTATTTCTAATAAATTTTATGACATCAATTTAACTTATCATGGCCAACACTCATGGATATATGATTTAATTCAACAACAAATTTATGCTTATCATAATATTAATTATAAAAACATAAACTGTTGGGGAAATTTAGAAACATTTAATGAATCATCAATAACAAGAAATAATTTATTTCTTGAAGATGTACACAATCAACCTTGGTTTACTTTAATATATATTTTAAAAGCAGGAGAAAATCCTGGAGAATTAATTTTAAAATATCAAAAACCAACTCAAAGATATTTTTACCAAAATTTAAATGTGCAAGAAGGAAATTTTTATTTATTTAATTCAAATATAGATTACTTCTTTTCAAAAAACTTAGATAAGAAAGACAGAGAGTATATCACTTGGACTTGTCTTAAATAGATGAATGATTCTTCAGTATTCGTATTATTATTTTACAAAAGCAATCCCTGAAAAAGTTTGTGATAATTTAATAAAAAAATATACAAATTTTAAATCAAAAAAAGGAACTGTAAAAGGACCTGATAGTAAAATCAGGAACTCTAATGTTGTTTTTTCTCATGATCCCGAACTTTATGAAATGATACATCCTTTTGTAGACCAAGCAAATTTTAATGCTGGATGGAATTTTGATATTGATTATACTGAAACTGTTCAATTTACTAAATATAATTTAAATCAATACTATAATTGGCATCAAGACGGTTCATATGAAACTTATCCCAATGATCACCAATACGAACAATACAGAGGAAAGTATAGAAAACTAAGTACAGTCATATCACTTACAGATGGCTCTGAATATAAAGGTGGAGATTTTCAAGTAGATTTAAGAGATAAAGGAGCTAAAGGAGATAAAGATATTAAAAATGCTAAAAATGTAATTACTGTGAAAGAACTAAGACAAAAAGGAACTGTTTTAATAATGCCTTCTTTTCTTTGGCACAGAGTAACACCAGTTACTAAAGGAAAAAGATTTAGTTTAGTTGCTTGGTCAATAGGAAAACCATGGAGATAAAATGACTGAGTTTGATAAAAAAGGATATGTTGTTGTTAAGAAAGCAGTTACTAAAGCAACCTCAAGATTTTTATATAATTATCTAATATTAAAAAGAGAAGTATCTAAATTTTTGATGTTTAATGATTATCCTCACATGACGTTTGAAACATATGGTGGTTTTGAAGGAAAAGGAGATATGATACCAGACACTTATAGCACATATTCAGATATGGCTATGGAAACACTATTACTTGCAACTCAACCGATTGTAGAAAGAAAACTTAAAATTAAACTATATCCAAATTATTCTTATGCAAGGTTATATAAAAATGGGGATATTCTTAAAAGACACAAAGATAGATTTAGTTGTGAAATATCAACCACTATATTTTTAGGCGGTGGAGAATGGCCTATTTTTGTAGCTAAATCAAAAAAAGAAAATACTAAGGGTGTAAAAATTAATTTAAAGCAAGGAGACATGTTAATTTATAAAGGTATGGATAGAGAGCATTGGAGAGAAAAATTTAATGGTGTTCAATCTGGTCAAGTTTTTTTACACTATAACAATGTCAACAGCGAAGGTGCGGAGGAAAATAAATATGATACAAGGCCTTATGTCGGAATCCCAGAATCATTTAAAAAATCTAAATAATATTTTTAAAAATTATTTAGAGAATATTGAATATCCTTCTAAAGAAGAAAAAAACGAATTATGGAATATTGCAGGTATTATTAAAAACAAATCAAATCAAAAATTTAAATTTGATACAAGACCTATAAGAAAAGAAGGTTTTAAAATAGGTAGTTTTAATACTAAAGCAGATAAAATGGTCTTTTATTTAAATAAAAAATGGATTATAATAGATATAGAAGAATTACATTCTTTCATAAAGAAACATAAAGTTAAAGACATAGATTTAGAAGAATTGATTAAAAAGTTAGATTGGAACATAGTGTTATGATGATTATAGATAATCATATAGAAGATGAATGTCTTACAGAATATTTTTTTGTAGAAGGAACTATAGATATAAATAGCGAATATTTTATAGAAAAAATAAAAAAAGGTTTTCAAGAAGATAATAATATGGCTTTTAAAACAAATGTTAGAGACCTTATGACTTCTTATACCTACTTTAATCACGATGATGAGTTTTCAAAGGTCTTACAAAATTTTATTAAATACATCGATGAAAGAATAAAGTTTAACAGATATGTGCTTCAGGATTCATGGGGTTATTGTATAAGAACAGGAGCCAAAACTATTATGCATACTCATAAACCCTCTATTTGGTCAGGCGTTCTATACCTTAATGATCACCCTCAAACTTTAGACTTTCCAGAAATAAAAAGAAAAATAAAACCTGAAAAAGGTAAGTTTGCTTTATTTTCTTCTTTCTTAAATCATGGTTGTAAGAAAAGTAAATGTAAAGATACTAAGTGGGGTTTGAGTTTTAATTTATCATCAGTTTTTGTAGGAGAACAAGTTGAAAGACAAGACTAACGTACTAGGGGTACCTTTTTACAGATTCTATTATACTAAATCTAAAATAGATAAAATTAAAAAAATCATTGAGTCACAACCTTTTATAAAAAATCCTAACAACTATATTTGGGCATACACAAGAGATGAAGGTATGCAAAAAATGTTACATGATTTACCAGAGCTAAAAAGTTTTTTTGGTTGGGTGCATGAGTGCTTGCAAGAAGTTGCAAAAGATTTAAAACTAACAGTGCCTTTAGAAGTAAATAGTTCATGGTGTAATATGAATGGTAAAGGAGATTCTTTTCATGGTCATACTCATCCAAATGCTTTTGTAAGTAGTAATTACTATGTTTCAGGATGGAAAAAAGACCACACAGTTTGGCATTTACTAAATCCTTATTTTAGTAATAATATATTTCCTATAAGTCAGAAAGATTATTCAAACGAAGAATATGATTTAAAACATTTTGAACCAACAGAACCAGGAAAATATATTGTGTTTCCTCCAAAAATATTTCATTATGCACAACCTAATACAAAAGATGAAACAAGATATACAATAGCTGCAAACGCTTTCCCAAATGGATTAATTTCTTGCGGTGGAACCAATGAATTAAACTTAAAATTACAAAGTAAAAAATGATACCGTTATTAACGGAAAATTTTTTAAAGTATTTAAAAAAATTAAATACTAAAAATAAAAAGTATTTAGAAATAGGTTCAGGTGATTCTACAATTTATTTTTCTAAACATTTTAAAACTGTTTCAAGTTTAGAACATGATGAAGAATGGTTTAAAAAAATACAAAGTAAAAATGTTAAAAACATAAATATATCCATGTTTACAAAAGATAATATTGGAGATCTATTAAATTTTGAATTAAATAAAAAACCAGATTTTATTATGATTGATAATCATCCTCATGTGGTATCTAGATTCGATATAGCAAAATTTATACACACCAATAAAAAAAATGATTGTGTAATATTTTTAGACAATGGATCTTGGAATTTAGAAGCTTTTACTTTTTTAAAACAACACTATTACTGTTTAGATTTTTTTGGTAAAAGGTATGATAATAAAACCTCTGTAACTTCTATGTTTTTTACAGATACAAATAGTGAAAGTGTATATGAAAATTAGTAAAAATTTTTTAAATACTCAAGACTTAACAAATATACAAAATACTTTAAGTTCTTCATATTTCCCTTGGTATTATAATGAGGGGGTTGTTAGAAAAAATGATGGTCAAGCTCATTTAGTTCATACCTTTTTTGATAAAGATAGAAATTATATAAATTCTGATTACTACAATTTACTTCAGCCAATAATACAAAAAATAAATCCTTTTGTATTATTGAGAGTAAAAGCAAATTTATCTCTAAAAACAGATAATCCTATTGAACAAGGATTTCATACAGATTTTCCAAAAGGTAAAAATATAACCACAGCTCTTTTTTATCTTAACACTAACAATGGATATACTTTATTTGAGAATGGTAAAAAGGTTCAAAGTATTGAAAATACTTTTGTTGAATTTAAGGGAGAAATAGGGCATACTGGCGTCACAAGTACAGACATTTTAAATAGACTTGTCTTAAATTTCAACTATATTAAGTGATGCTATGCTTCAAAAATTAAATTTTAAACCTGGTTTTAACAAAATGGTTACAGAATCAGGAGCCGAAGGTCAATGGACTGATGGTGATTTTGTTAGATTTAGGTATGGATTACCTGAAAAAATAGGTGGTTGGTCTCAATTAACTAATTCAAACCATACTTTACCTGGAGTGGCTAGAGCTCAACATGCTTTTACAAGCATTGCTGGTGAGAAATATGTGGCCATTGGAACCTCTCAAGGTTTATTTTTATATTATAACAATGAGTTTTTTGATATTTCTCCATTAGATGATGCAATCACTGGAGCAACGTATACATCTACAAATGGATCTACGACAGTTACAATTAATAAAACTAGTCATGGTTTACAAGCTGGTAGATACATTACATTTTCATCTGTGAGTGTTCCAGGTTCGGGAACAAGTTTCACAGCAGCAAATTTTCAAGATAACACCTTTGAAGTGCAAGCAGCAAATTTAGGATCAAACAGCTTTGAAATTGTTATGCCATCAGCTGAAACAGGAGCTGGAGTTACAGCTGGAGGAACTATAACTATTAATCCATATGAAGTTGTTGGTCCAACATTCCAAACTGCAGGTTTAGGCTGGGGTACAGATACATGGAACACAAGCACGTGGGGAACTGCAAGCGCAACAAGTGCCGTGATTTTAGATCCAGGAATGTGGTCTTTAGATAACTTTGGTCAAGTATTAATTGCAACTATTAGAAATGGTAAAACATTCACTTGGAACGCGGGTGCAGCTAGTCCAAGGGGTATTAGAGCATCTACTTCTACTTCTGGTTTTTCTACATCAAACAATCCAACTGCTACTATACTAACACAAGTGTCTGATAGAGATAGACATGTCTTTCATTTTGGAACATTAACAAATCTTTCAGATTCAACATCACAAGATCCAATGTTTATAAGATTCTCTAATCAAGAAAACTTAAATGAATATACACCTACTGCCATTAATACTGCAGGAACATTTAGATTGGATAAAGGTAATGAGATTATGGGAGCAATATCTGGTAAGGACTACACATTAGTTTTAACAGATACTTCTGCTTATGTTTTACAATTTGTTGGACCACCATTTACTTTTTCAATTAGACAGGTTGGAAGTAACTGTGGTTTGATAGGTCAAAACGCAATGAGTTACTCTGATGGTAAAGTATTTTGGATGTCAAGTGAAGGAGGTTTTTTTGTATTTGATGGTACAGTTAAAACAATACCTTGTTTGGTAGAAGATTTTGTATTTACAACAACTGGAGATAACCTTGGTATTAACCTAAGCTCTAATCAATTAGTTTACTCAGAGCACAATACTTTATACAATGAAGTCAATTGGTTTTATCCTGCATTTGGTTCAGATCAAATAAATAGATGTGTTACTTATAACTATGCAGAAAACGTTTGGACTACATCTTCACTAACAAGAACAAGTTATATTGATACTGGAGTTTTTGATCACCCATATGCAACTGAATATAATAAATCTGCCTTACCTAATTTTTCAATACAAGGTATAACAACTAAGTATGGTGCATCTACTTACTATTCTCATGAAGTAGGAACTGATCAAGTCAATAGTTCTGGTACAACATCTATTGATGCGTTTATACAATCAGGTGATTTCGATATTACAAATACTAATAACATTGCAAACTTACAAGGTGATGGAGATTTTATTATGTCGGTCAAAAGATTTATACCAGACTTTAAAGTATTAACTGGTAATTCAAAAGTAACCTTAGTATTAAATAATTATCCAAGTGACACAGCATCTAGTTCACCCCTTGGACCCTTTACAATAACATCATCTACTGATAAAATAGATACCCGTGCAAGAGGAAGACTTGTAGCATTAAAAATAGAAAACGATAGCACAGGAGAAACTTGGAGATATGGAACTCTAAGACTTGATGCACGACCAGATGGTAGAAGATAATGGCTAAAATAAATGTGTATATTCCAGAGCCCACACCAGAATATGATCCTTCTAATCAACGTCAACAATTGGAAGCATTAGATACTGTAAAGAATCAACTTAATTTTGCTTTTCAACAAGAATTAAAAAATGAACAAGAAGCTTTTAATTATTTCTTATCATGACAATACAATATAAAAATCAAGGATTTAAACAAACTGACACAAGTAAGACTACAGTATTTACGTGTCCTACTAATGCAACAGTTATAGTTAAAAGTATCTATTGTGCAAACAATGATGCTTCATCAGCTATTTTAGTAAATATGAATCTTGTTGACTCATCAGATTCTAGTACTGAGTATGAATTTTTTAGGGATGATGTGGCCGCTAAAGAACAGGTAAATGCTTCACCTCAAGGGTTGAATTTAGAGGCGGGAGATGCTATAACAGTAACAGCAGCTACAGGAAGTAGTAAAATACAAGGTCTAATTAATTATGCTTTAATTGATAGATCACAGGAGAATGGATAAATGTCAAACGACGATTTGTTAAAAATAGATTGTACTACAACTATTACACTTAGAAATACACGAACTAATAAAGTTTATAAAGATGAAGCAGAGAAAGACGCGGATATAGCTAATCCAGATACTGAAACAACTGCAGAACATATTGCACAAGATATTAAAGTTGAAGTATCACCGAAAGGCTTAAACGCTTTACAGAAAGTATTTAGTAAAAACAATGATGATTCAAACACCTAAAGGTGGAACTGAGTTACAATTTGAATTTTTAGAAAAACACGTAGACAAAAGTTTACTAGATAAAGTTTCTATTTGTACCTCGATACCAGAAAAAATACCTCTTGACCCCAATAAGGTTAATATTCTTTGGCAAAAGAATTCTTACGATCAACCGAATCTAGCGCCATGGTTCAAGGACCAATCAAATCATTATAAGTATGATTGGTATGTATTTAACAGTCATTGGACATTTGAAAAATTTAGAATTGCTTTTGATCTACCTACAGAAAAATGTGTAGTCATAAAAAATGGTATTAAGAATATAGAGCCTATTATAACTACATACAAAAAAGGTGATCCTATAAAAATCATACATCAAAACACACCTTGGAGAGGTTTGAATGTTTTATTAGGTGCGATGCAGTTGATAAAAAATCCTCTTATCACTTTGGATGTATATTCTTCTACAGAGGTATATGGTAAAGATTTTTATGAACAGAATGACAAGTATTATCAAACGCTTTATGAACAAGCAGAAGCATTACCAAATGTAAACTACATAGGATATAAATCTAATGAATATATTAGAAAACATATTAAAGATTATAGAATGTATGTGTATCCTAGCACGTTTGAAGAAACGTCTTGTATATCTTTGCTAGAATGTATGGCAGGTGGATTATATTGTATCACAACCAATCTTGGTGCATTATTTGAAACAGGCGCAGAGTTTCCAGTATATATACCTTACTCAACTGATTATAAAAGTTTATCTAAAAAATTTGCACATGTAATAGATGCTGCTGCAGATACATTGGATAGTCCTAATATTCAATCACATCTTAAATTTCAAATAGATTATACAAATAAATTTTACAATTGGGATAAACAAGGTAAAGCTTGGACTAACTTTTTAACAGGAGCAATTAATGCAAAACAATGAACCTATATGGTTTAACGAAGATACTTATCAAACTATAAAGAAAAGTAAC